CAATGGCTGAGAAAGCGGATATCATGAAAGTAGCTGTGAAGCATGGGCTTACTACTCTTGCCGATATTAAGGCTAAATACAATGAGTTTGCAGAGGGTGGAAACCTGTATGATGACGGAGGGCCAAAGACAAGGTTTATTGATGGCAGGGAATTGACTTACAGTGTTGTCCCAGACACTGGAGAAGTGAGGTGGATAGACTTTGATGACAGCAAGGACTTTGACGGAGTGACGGGCTATAGGTTCTATGACAATGCTGGAAACAAGAAGCACTACACCCGATGGCAGGAGACTGCCTCAGAAGCGACAGTGCAACCTGCTCCCACCAAAAGTGAAGTGGACAACTTGGTTAGGGCCAGAGGATATAACCCTGACATCACAAGACCCATGTGGAGATTGAGCAGAATGCCGCATGAGCAGGGATTGCAGGGTGTTTATCCAGAGTTTGCCTTGCTGACAGGGGGCAGGGGGCTTGTAAATGGAGCAGTGGATGCTGCGGTAAATGGCATTAACACTGTTTTTGCAAACCCATACGTTGATGCTGGAATGACGTCTTACTTTGGTGCTCATGGGCTGAATGATATTGTTAATGGCAATGCTAATGCATGGACTGCTTTGGAGGTGATGCCTTTGATGGGAGTGGGGAAAAGTTTAGCAAGAGTTGCCAATAGTGCAATAACCACTTCGACAAATCCTAATATGCAGTATGTGAGGTATGGCTTGGGGAAAGCCAAAGGTTGGCTTGAAGGAGACGTGCCACAGTTGCCACAATTATACAGAAAAGTGAAAGGAATGCCTGCTGTAGAAAACGGGAAAGTTATTCTTTCTACTCCAGAAAATAGATTCGCTTTTGAAAATGGGTTGGGAGAAGAGTCTCCACTTATAACAAATTTCACAAGCGATGTGGGGGTAAGACGTCATGCTGATGGCAATTGGAATTGGGCACCTACGCTGTCATTTCCAGGAGAAACACTTTTAGGTAAGAATGTTATATCAACAAGGCCAAGTGACACATTTACTTATGGAGATATAATGAAAGTTCCTGTCAACAAGGTAACGGCTATTACTGGTAGAGAAAAAGAAATAGATGCTTTTGGAAATATGGGTATAAAGGCATTGACTTCTTCTGATGCTCAGTCAGCATGGGCTTCTGATTTGGCAGATTACGTATCCAAAGCACAAAAGTTACGCAGTAAAAATGCCAAAATATTAGAAGCGAAAGCAAAGGGGCAAATGATGTTCAAAAGAAAGTGGCCTAACAAGGATTTTGACAACTATGCCTCCGAAGTGCAGAGACTGGAAAGAGCCAATTTTAGGAGTCCTACCAGTAGCGATTATGAGTTTATGGATTATGTTTTTAATCCAAAGTACACCTCCGAAGTTGTTCCCAAGATGGGAATTACAGAAGCAGTAGCCAAATACCCTTCTTTAGTCGGCAGTTGGTTTGGTGATTCGGGAAGAAGAAGGTACATAGAGAATCCTGAAGAATGGGTGAATGTCATGTATGACCCTTATTCACCAGCTGAAGCTTTGTTTAGAAAATCAAAAGGAATAGATTTGAAACCAGAATGGCAAAACAAATGAGAAATAAAAGTATGAATAGGAATGAGGTGTTTAGAGTACACGAAGACTCTTCTATTCTGTGTACTTGGAGTACTGGGAAATATACCTTGTGTATAATATATGATGTCAATAAGCCACACCTGTCATCTAGTTTTAGCACTCATAGCGAAGAGAGTTTGGGGAACTATATAAAGAGTGATGTGAGTGGGGCTTTCTTTTCTGCCATTGATAAAATAGGAGATAATTGCTATGAAGTGAATATTGCATCAAATGTCCATTTTTATGGAGTAGCTGGGGATGGAGTATATGCTAATATGCTTAATACTTTCTTGCCTATTATCCAGAAGTTCATGGTAGATGCCCTCACAGACAACCTCTACATCATAGAGGATGGCAAGCTTGTGAAGCAATAGCCATTGGGGGGTTATTGTAATGACAGGATAGTGTCAACTACCGTCTCATCAAACAGCTTGGCATATATCCTTTCCGTAATCCTGATGGAGGAGTGCCCGCATATCCTGGATACGATATTCATGGGCACACCTCTGTTCAACAGTAATGTAGCCCCTGTATGCCTTGCCCAATGGGAGCTAATGGGTTTATCTATCTTACACATCTGAGCCACAACTTTAAGGTACTCGTTGTATTTCACGTTACTTATCACAGGCAGGAGATTACTATATTTCTGAAGAACGGCAAGGGCTTCTTTCTCCAAGGGTATTGTAAACTGCTGTCGGGTTTTCTTTCTTACACCAGTGTATACCTGCATTCCTCTTATCGTTACCATATTATCGGGATTGAACTCTTTCAAGTCTGAGTAAGACAGGCAGGTGAAGGTTTGAAATACAAACAAATCCCTGACTCTCTCCAGGCTTTTGGTAGGCATCTTCGTCCTCATTATTTTATTCATCTCCTCTATAGCTATGCATTTGTCGAGGCTTTTAGATGTCTTGTCTTTAGGTATGTTTACCCATTTATATGGATTCCTCTTCAGATAGCCTGCATTTATGGCATCAATAATGAATGAGTTCAGGAACCTGTGATAGTTGTTCCATTTGCTGTAGGGTTTGAGGTTTTTCTTTTTGAGGTACTCATCAAAGAGGATTATGTTCTTGTCTGTGATATCATTAAATGTGCTTATACCTTCCCATCTGATAAACTCTTTAAGGAATCTATCATATCTTTTTTGGTTGTCTGGAGTCTTTCCATATTTCCTGACTATTGTTCTTTCCTTGCAGAAGAATATAAAGTCTGTTTTATTCTCTTTCAAGGAATCAATAATCTTTGGTATTTTGAAAATATCAATATCATCTCCCATAACCTGCAAGGCTTTTCTTACAGTTACAAGCATATTGTCAAGGTTTTCATTTAATTGTTTGGCATCAGGATTGTTAATTACTTTATTCTTTTTCCATTGGTTTGGATAGAGAGCTATGCCTGTGCTCATGTATTTTTGTTTTTTATTATAGGTTATTCTTATTTCTACAGATGCTTTCTTAGTGGAAAAGGCTTTTTTATACCTGTCATAAATCAAGGCTATTGATGGAGCTTTCATGTGTAATACCTTTAGGATGCGAGTGTAATATATTTATAATACTTTCGGGTATGAGAAACAAAAAAGAGAAGCCATTCTAATGACTTCTCTTTTCTTTTGCGGAGAGAGAGGGATTCGAACCCCAGCAATATTAAAAGAAGTCATATAACTAAAATTCAATTATTTAAGATTTCATCGGGCTTTTTTAATATTTTAGATGTAATATATTTATAATATTTTCCTATATTTATAGTGGTTTTAAAGCAAAGATACTCATATTATATTGAATAATATAATAATGTGGTGAAAAAGAATGTTAACAAAATTATTATTCTTGATTATTATTTGAATAACTATTTGTTGGCAAGTATTTTTGTATTGTAAAACAACAGCTCTTATATGATATGGGATATAAAAATAAGAAGGAATCTTACGATGATGAGCCTGTATTTTATTGTAAAAGATGCTTGTCTTTAAAAATAAAACCTATTCCGCTTTTTAACAATCAAGATTATTGTGAGGATTGCGGCTCCGCTGATATAGGTAAGTGCAATATAGAAGAATGGTTAAAATTATATAAAGACAAGTATGGTCATCCTTATGTATGAGTTTAATTATTAATCTATAAACATTTAAATTATGGAAAAAAAGACTAAGACAGTAGCAATGGAGACAGCAAAAAAGAATTCTAAGAAAGCGGAAGCTAAAGATGAAAAACTAAGCTATGAGCAGTTAGAACAAATTGCTATAAATCTCAATCAGCAATGCCAGCAGCTACAGCAGCAACTACATCAGGCTCAACAAACAATAGCAAACTTTAATGGGATGGAAGTTGTTGTAAGTTTGTTGATGGATATTTTAGGTAAGAGTGAGTTCTTCTCTGAAGATTTTATAGCACGATGCGTAAATAAAATTGAGTTTATTGCTTCTAAAGCAATGGATACTGTAAAAGATAAGCAAGAATCTCAGGAGCAGTAGTATGGACGAGATTACTAATTGTATTAGAATACAGTCCAATGAAAAGCTAAAGATTAATCCAGATGGTGATTTTTTTAGAGTCTGGGTTGACTTTCTTAGACCTATTCACGATCTTACAAAAAAAGAGATGGATATTCTTGCTTTATATTTAAAGGAAAGATACCTTCTTAGTAAGACTATATTTGATACTGACACTCTTGACAGGGTGTTAATGTCAAATGAAATAAGGAAAAAAGTCAGAGAACAGTGTGGTATTAAACCCCGACACCTTAATGTAATTTTAAGCACTTTTAGGAAGAGGGGAGTTATAAAAGACAATAAGTTTTCTTTAAGTCTTATACCTAAGTTTACTGATGAGGGAGCAGGACTGATGATATTCTTCAATTTTAAGGATGAACAAAAACGTATTAAACTTGGTCCTCCACCGAGTAGGAAGAGAGCTTAGTGTGGATTATAAATTAGTGGAACAGGTATATAGGAGTTACTGGAAGTTTATTAAAGAAACTATTTCTGAACAACCCTATTTAGAGAATGTAACTGAAGAAGAATTTAATTCTATCACCACTAATTTTAATATTCCTTATATTGGAAAGCTTTATACAAGCTATAATAAAATACAGAAGTATAATAAGAAATTAAATTATTATAAAGATGTTAGAAATAAAAAAGATTAAGCCAATAGGCAGCCAAGTGCTTGTAACAAAGAATCTCTATGGTTGGGATGACTTTGATGCTGGTCTTATTGTGCATAAAAGAGGAGATTTGAAATCCTATCAAGAAGTAATTGCAGTAGGTGATGATGTTAAGTTTGTAAAGCCAGGAGATACAGTAGAAATTAATTTTTATAAATACTGTGTTTTTGAGAATGATGAAAACTCTGTAAAAGTTAATGGGACAAACAAAGTGATTAGCCTCCGTCTCAATGAAGTGGATTTAGTAGGAGAAGATGAAGAACCTGTATCTTGCTTTTTGATAGACCAAAGAGATATCAGATATATAATTGAAGATTACGCTGAAGTCACTTTTAAAAAGGGGGATAATACTAAAATTATTGTAGAACCTCCTAAGAAGAAACTTATTCTTCCTGATAAAGATTTAAAATTGTAATATTATGAAGCTGTTCAAATATGAAGGATATGAAGTAAAGGTGGTTCCAGAAGCTTTAGCTCTTAAACCCTTTAAGAAACTATGGGACAGGGATAAAAGCAAAGCTAAGGAGAGAGCAGTTAATGAATTTGCTTTTCTATACTTTTATTGTGACCCCAGGTCTGACTATCAATATATTACCGATGATAGCAGTAGGCTTGAAGAGGTAAAAAAGGGCTTAGGATTACCTGAAGATTGGAAACCTGATACTGCTTTACAAGCTGCAATAGATTTATACAGCAGCTTTGAAACTGCTTCATCAGCCTTACTGAAAACAGCATTAATTGGAATTAATAAGGTACAGAAGAAACTTTCTGACTTTGATTTGGATACTGCTGATTTAAAAAGTATTAATACTTATATGGCAATTCTGAAAATGGTTCCTCAAGTAGCTACTATGCTAAAAGAAGCTGAAGATAAACTTAATCAGGAGGCTGAATTTGGAGAAGCCAGGGGTCAGATTGAGAAAGCTATGTTTGATGATGGTTTAGATGATGTAGCTGATTGGCTTAGTGAACAAGAAAAATATTCCTAATTAATATTAAAGAGTTTGTTTAAGTAGAGGAATGTATTTAAATTTGCCGAAGGAGTCAGTAATGGCTCCTTCATTTACTAATAATAAACTCATTTTAATTATGGAAGAACAATCATCATTAGAGCTTGTAAGAAACAGTTTTGAAACTTGGTATAATGACAGATTTAAAAGTGAATCCCCTACAGCAATTCTTATCAATTATAAGGATGAACAGAAGCTTAGTATTAAATCTTACCACACAACTACTATAGAAATAAGTGCTGTTAAAGTAGGAGAAAAAGGATCTGAAGTAGTGCAACTTATTAAATTAAAAAACAACTACAATAATGGAGTTACAACAGCACAAGAAGCCAAAAATTTAGCAGTTCAACAGCTGCTTGTATCCTTATATAACTATAAGAGATAGAATATATTTATGCTTTGTTTTACATTATAGGGTATGTCTAATTTGGGGCATACCCTATTTTTGTGGTAAGTAAAATATTTATTGGCTTGTTTTTCCTGTTTACTATTCTTATTTTTGCACTTGTCATAATGAGATGGGTTTTAATTTAGTTATACTAATCGACTGTAAGTTGATGTATGGTATAGGTTTAAAGTGGTTTAGTTTGTAGATAATGATTTTCATGATTAGTATAACGTGTCTCTCTTGCTATCTGTGAAGATGGCAAGAGTTTTTTAAAGTAGGAATTATGGAAAAGCAGGAGGATTATAAAAACATTGAAGTAAACAAGTATCAGACTACTATTACAGAGGAGCTACTTGCCAAGTATCCTAACGAGGTACAGAAGGATTTTTGGGATTGTATAATGACAGTTCCTTTTATAAAAAATTTGATATCTCCAAACAGGCAAAGAGCTAAAGACAGACCAAGAGACAGTAAAGGTAGGATTATTGTAGACCTTGCCAATCCTCATATATTGGAAGATATGGATTACTTTAGACCTGCAGCTATTAATTTCTTAAAATATGGAAGGTATACAAATTTAAGACCTAATAGAAATCCTAATTCCCCCTATCAAAAATGGTTAAGAGAAGAGATTAAAAGGTGCTGGGAAGGGTATGTAAGACCTTCTGATGGTGAATGGGTTACAGGATATATGTATTTTTATTTGAATTATGTGCCCATGATGGTAACTAAAGCAGATAAAGATACAAACAAAAGAAGAGCATCAAGAACTGAGGGATTTCCAGAAGTTTGGGAAGCTACATATTGGAGATTTCATTATATAGACCAAGCAAGAAATGGGGGGCTTTATAATAATTTTGCGGGAGGTAATCATGCGGTAGAATTATCAAAGAGAGGAAGTGGAAAATCTTTCTGCCTTGCTTCAATTATGTGTCATAATTTAATAATGGGAGAAAATGCAGATGCTCATAAGAGAACAACCACCATTCTGACTGCATATCTAAGGGAATACCTTGCAGAGAAAGATGGTACTTTCTCTAAATTCACCCCTATAAAATCATTTCTTGCAGAGAATTTTGATATAGCAAGGAGGATGCTCACAGATTCTCCAAATAAGATGACTTGGGTACAGGGTTATAAAGATAAGATTACTGGAGCTAATAAGGGAGACCAGAATACTGTATTGGGATTATCTTCAAAGGATGATGTATCTAAGATTCGTGGTAAGCGAGGTTACATATTGTTTGAAGAGTTTGGATCCTTTCCTAACCTTATAGATATATATAATAATGTAAGAGATGGAATGAAAGAAGGCCCTTATGTCTATGGCTTAGCTTACTTGGTAGGAACAGCGGGTGATGATGCTTCAGACTTTCATGGTGCTCAAGAATTGGTATACAATCCCAAGGGTTATGATGTATATGCTATTCCTAATAATTGGGATAGACCTAATCAAGGAAGACCTTGGTTTGCTTTTTTCACTCCTGCTTATATTAATCTTAAGGGATATTTTAATAAGGATGGTGTAACTGATGTTGTAGGCTCTTTATTGTTTTTGCTTAATGAGAGATTTAATGCAAAGTACAACACTAGTGACCCTAAAACTATTATAAAGATAGTATCCAATATGCCAATTACCCCTTCAGAAGCTATGATTCAGGGGGGTGTAAGTCAATTTCCTGTAACAGATATTGAAGCCAGACTGCTTGAAATAAACTCACAGCCTAATTTTTATGATGATACTGCTGTAGGTCAGATAGCCCTTTCAGATGGAAAAGTATCTTTTACTCCTACCTCAGATGTGCCTATCAGATACTATCAAAAGAGAGACAATAAGAATATGCCAGGTGCTATAGAGATATTTGAAATGCCTCAATTAGATACTAAGGGTAATGTATATGAAAACAGATATATAGCAGGTGCCGACCCTTATGACAATGATGAATCTACTACAACCTCATTAGGTTCTATACTTATTTTAGATTTGATGACAGATAGGATAGTTGCTGAGTATACAGGAAGACCCCCTATGGCAGATGACTATTTTGAGATATGTAGAAGACTGTGTTTATTTTATAATGCCAGACTTAATTATGAGAATAATAAAAAGGGTTTGTTTGCTCACTTTTCAAGAATGAATTCTACTTATCTGCTCACAGATGTTTTGGATATTCTTATAGATAAGCAGATGACTAAACCTGGGGGTGTAGGTAATACTGCAAAGGGAACTAATGCCACACAATCTGTTAATGGATGGGCAAGGCAATTAATTACAAAGTATCTTCTTACTCCTCAAACTATAGTGGTTTTGGATGAAGAAGGAAAAGAGAAAGAAGTAAAAAGGCGTAATCTTGATTTCATAAAGAATAAAGCTCTTCTTATTGAATTGTCAGAGTGGAATCCTGTAGGCAACTTTGACCGAGTTTCAGCAATGGGAATGCTGATGCTACTTAGAGAGGATAAACTCAGATTGATGGGAGGTTCTTATAATGGGGGCGATATTGATTGGGAAGACCCCGATGATATATCTAATGACCCATATTGGAAAGATAATTATCAAAGCGATAATGAGGATACATTAATCAAAATGATGTATAATGAAAAACCTGCTCCTTAGATTAATGAAAAATTAATCTGTTTGTAATTGTTAGACCCTATACTTACTTTTGCAATAAATTAATAAGTATATGAGTTTAACAGTTTACAGTGGTTTTCCACGACAGCAGCTCTCATATAAGCAAAAGGGCTATAAGTGGGGTAAGCAATGTGTAGACTTTGCAGATGCTAAGGGGTCTATACTTAATTATTCAGCACTAAGAAAGTCTATTGCTCACAAGAAGATTAATTATGACCTTGTGAATATGAAACTGCATACGGAAGACATAGCTTATGTTTTAAATCCAAATAAACTAAAAGCGGGGTTCATTCCTGATACTTTGCAGCATTACCCCACAATTAATTCTTATCTTAGTCTTTTGCAGGGTGAAGCAATTAGTAGGTCATTTGAGTGGCATGTTATTGTAACTAATCCAAATGCAGTCAGTGATATTGAGAGGGTAAAAAGGGATGCTATTTATGAAAGTCTTAAAGCATTGATAGAAAATCAATCTATATCAGATGAAGACTATCAGAAAAGAATGCAAGAGCAAAGTGACTATTTTGAATATCAGTATCAGGATATGCGAGAAATAAGAGCCAATGAACTTCTAAAACATTATAGTAAGGAACAGGATTTTAAACACCTGTTTGATATAGAAGGGATTATGGATGCTCTTATAGCTAATGAAGAACACTATTATGTTGGCGTCAAAGGGGGAGAGCCTTATATAGAAAAAATAAACCCACTTGAATTAAGGGTATATAGAAATGGTGTCAGTAATAAAACTGAAGATGCTGACATGATAGTATGGGAAACCTTTAGGAGTATTGGCTGGGTTTATGATACTTACTATGATGTTCTCAGCAAGAAAGACTGTGCCTATCTGGAGAAGATAGCAACGGGTTCCATTGATAGTGATAGTGATGAGGATATCTGGCATAGTAATAGAGCTTTTTATGACCCTGAATGGGGCAATCAAATAGTAAATAACCCTCACTTTTTTTCAGAAATCCTTGGTGAGTATGGTTATACAAATTCTCTTTTACCATATGATTCTGCAGGCAATGTAAGAGTATTAAGAGTATTTTGGAAGTCAAGGCGTAAGATTAAAAAGATTAAGAAATATGACTTGCAGACTGGGGAGGAGGAATTTCATTTTTATCCCGAGACTTATATTCCTAACAAAGCTTTTGGAGAAGAAGAGGAAGTTTTCTGGGTAAATGAAGCTTGGGAAGGTACTAAAATAGGCACAGATATTTATGTTAACATAAGGCCTTGTCCTATTCAATACAACTCAATGAGCAGTCCCTCTAAATGCCACTTTGGTATTATAGGACAACTGTATAATATAAATAACAATAACAGCCCTTCTTTAGTAGATATTCTTAAACCTTATGCCTATCTGTATGATGCTACCATAGATAAGTTGTATAAATTATTGGAGTCCAATCTTGGTAAATTGACAATATTTGATACAGCTTCTATACCTGATTCTTGGAAAGTAGAGCAGTGGTTATACTTTGCTAAAGTCAATCATTTGGCAGTAAGAAACAGCTTTAATGAAGGGAAAAAAGGAGCTGCTACAGGTAAACTGTATGGCTCTATGAACAATAATACTACAGGTGTCATTGATGCCTCTGTCAATCAGGAGATTTCTTTTAATATAGAACTCTTGAATTGGATAGATACAAATATGGGAAAAGTTTGTGGCATTACTCCTCAAAGATTGGGACAAGTATCTAATAGAGAGACTGTAGGAGGAGTAGAAAGAGCTACTCTCCAAAGTTCGCATATTACAGAAGCTATATTTGCAAGACACGATAATTTGAAGAAAAGAGTGCTGGAAGCATTTATAGATACCTCTAAAATAGCTCTTAAAGGAAGAAAGAAAAAGTTTGAGTATATTACTTCTACAGGAGCTTTAAAGATAATGGAAATTGATGGTGACGAGTATAATGAGAATGATTATGGCTTTGTAACAGATAATTCTCAAGGCACTCAGTTGCTTCTTCAGAGATTAGACTCTTTTGCACAAACAGGTTTGCAGAACCAGCTTTTCAATTTCTCAACTTTAATGAAACTGTATTCTTCAGATTCTATATCAGAAAAGATAAGAATGATGGAAAGTGCAGAAAGGCGAACTCAAGAGTTGCAAGAGCAGCAGCGTCAACAGGAAATGCAATTACAGCAGCAGCAGCTTGAACAGCAGGCTCAGATTACTGAACAGCAGCAAGAAATGCAATATCGGATGCATCAGGAGGATAATGAAACTAAAATACTTGTTGCTCAAATTAATTCTCAGGCAGAATATCAACGTTATGCGATGATTCAAGAAGAAACAGGACTCACTAAATTAGAAGAGGTTAAATTCAAGAATAAAGAACTTGAGCAAAGTGCTAAAGAGTTTGATGCTAAACTTGAGTTAGATAATAAAAAGTTAGAACTTGAGAAACAAAAGCAGAAAGATGATGTGAGACTTAAAGAAAAACAAATAACAGCTACTAAGAAAAAACAATAACTTATAGAGAATATTAATTATGGATGTAAAAAAGGAAAAATTCATAGGTGAGTCTGCGTTGACTAAGCAACCTGACAGGAGATATACTCTACAGCTTAAGGATGGTGCTGTGACTAATGCTAAGATTGCTTCTAATGCTGTTACAGCAGACAAACTGAATTCTGGTGCTGTCAGTTGGGATAAACTCTCAAAGTATGTGCAGCAGCTGATTAAGAATAGTGAGCATGGTGGGGAGGGAGGAAATAAAGAAATCTATACTTATAACGGTAGTGTAGATACTCTTCCTGAAAATCCTCAAGAGGGGGATATGGTATTCTTGACCGAAGATAATAAGTTCTATACCTATATAGAAGGCGAGTGGATTGTCAAAGACCCCACAGCAGAGGCTCTTTATATAAATACTTCTGATGGCGAGGTCTACAGATGGAAAGATAATGCTCTTGTGTTGCTTTCTAATTCGGATGCCGTAGGTGCTCTCTCAAGTAGAGTGACTGCTTTGGAGATAAAGGCAGAGCAAGCAGAGGAAGATATTGAAACATTGAGTGGTAAGATAGAGAAGGAGGTTGTAGAAATCAGTAGTATTATTGAAAATAGTGAAGGAATTGTCATTGATTCCTCTTCTTACACTGGTACTGATGGTCAGGTAATTTACCTCAAAGACAGAAATACTTTTGTTTATAAGGTTCCTGGTCTTCTCAGAGATACCTATTACCTTAATTGGAATAGCAAGACTGACTACGCTGATGGTTTTGGTAATCCTAAGAAAGACCTTCTGTATATCAATTTAGAAGACAATGGTTTGTATGCCTACATAGGCAATCCTACAAGAGTATTTACTAAGGTAGGAGGTTCTGCAGATGAGGATGTTGATATAGCTACTGATGAAATAACTATTCATAGAAACTCAGAGGGTGTTCTTATGATTGCTGATACTCCTAAGGATAGCACTAATGTTGTTGGGGATAGATATATTACAAATAATCAGCTTCCTCAGACTCAGGAATACACACGCTATCATATCTACAAGAACATCAATACTGCTGATTCAGGAATGCCTGATTATCCTCTTACTACAATCACAATGCCTAAAGGCTCTAAGATTGTTCCTCATGGTGCCCTTTCCAATATTCCTATAACAGGAGGAGAGCTCTCTTGGGTGCATTCCTCAGATATTGGAATGATACAATATACAGGGAAGAATGCCAGTACCATGAGTGATGGTATGGTGAATAAGGCTATCTTGGATAAGCTTGCCAACTCAAGGTATAACCTCATTCTTGATGGAGAATACTACATTGATACTATCTATAACTCAGACCCCGTATATGGTCTTGTAGGATGCTTGAATGCTGTTCAAATACATACACCTTTCCATATAAAGGGAGGAGCCATTATAGGTACTGAGCATGTTTTCAATGTAACTGCTGGAGGTGCTTTATACTGTGAGGATGTTACTTTCAGTAAAATCAGCTTCAATACCAGCCATATGATTCACTGCCCTGTAAGTGAGGAGCATCCAGAAGGATTGAAGAGAGAGTATGACAGGTCAGGAGACCATGCCACTGTAGTAGTAAGCCCTGATAGGAGTATTATAGAAGCTGTTGAATTTGTAAGATGTAACTTTAAGGGAGATGAAATAGCAGAATATGATAGTGGCGGTGTCCGTAATCTCATGAAGAATACTACCTTTATTATAGGTAATGCTGAAGATGTGTGCCCCAGTGACATTACACCTTATTACTTATGGGGAGAGCATCCTTTGATTGATTCAAACACAGCTGGTTACAGTATTAGTGAAACTGCTTATGATTATGCTGATTTCAGTCCTTATGAGGATGAGGCAGTTGAGATTACAGGCAAGAATGTTATATCTTTAGACCCTGCTGAAAAATGGATTTATGTGTTCAAAAACACTCTTACAGGTATGGGTAAGAAAGGTACTTATGTAAAGACTATTAAGAATAATGGTAATGAACTGGAAAAAGATAGTTGGAATGATGGAAGCGATGTATTAATTAGAAACAACCCCAAACAGTATAATTACGTTTATACTTATATAGTTGAAAAGCATCTCTATCGCCAACCCACCTATTTCCTTGATTCTTCGGGTGAGTATTACTTCATAATAAACACCACAGATAATGAGGGTAATTACTATACAGCTAATATTGGAGAAGAAGTACATAATGGGAAAGCAGGCTATTATAAGCTGATAAGTGAGTGCATTATTGATGGAGATGCTCAGTATGCTGAAAAGAATGGCGATACTCCTAACAAATATACTTTAGTAATAGATTCTGATGTGGAGCATAATAGGAAATGTGATAATAATGGTCTTCGCTCCTTCAGGATGTTTGACTGTAAGGGACACAGAGCTGGCATCAGTCTTTGTAATATGCAGTTTATTACAACCTTTGAAGTATTCGACTGCTCCTTCACAGGCTGTTATGGTATTACTTTTAACTTGGGTGTTACTAATACAAATATGTATTCAGGTTATTGGGCTGAAAGGTCTTGTCAGCATAAGTTTGATAATACCTCTTTCTATGGTGCAGACAGAGTAATTGAAAAGAAGAGCCAGAATATTTATACTTGTGGTATTCTTTCAGAGGGAGATTCTATCAAGATAACCAACTGCTCATTTAGTAATATGATATCTAATAGGTATGCTACCTATGATTGTTACTTGTCTTGCAGAGAGGTAATCTTTGAGAACAACAGGACAAAGAATATCTGCAGTATAAAGAACTCAGTAAATACAAATCTTTATCCTCAGTTTGAATGGATGAAGTCTAAAGGTGGAAGACCTAATGGTACTAAACAAGTAAGACGAGTATACCGCAATAACTATTATGAGAATGACTATAATGAAATAAGGACTATCTGTAATAACTATCTTCTTGAAGTTTTTCTTGAAGATGCTGATGATGTATTTAATAACTATGTAAAGAGATGCCGATTGCTGGGTATAACTTCAGGCAGCAAGTTCAAAGAAGTTGTTATTGAAAACAATAAATTCATAGCTCCTGGAGGAGGTATAGTACAGCCTAAACTCAGTGAAACTGGTTTTAATACTGACAAACTGATAGTAAAAGGCAATGAGTTTGACTTTAGTTCTTACTATCCTATAGCTTGGAAAGACCTTGGTTTGGAGAGAGCACTGTTCCATATAAAGACTCCCAATAATGAGGCAACTATAGTAGCTATTACAGACAATGTTTTTAAATGTGCTGAAGATCCTTTGAATGTTCCCTTGTTGGTAGTACCTGCAAAGACTTCTAACTTTGATATTAATATTTCAAATAACAGTTTTTATAATTGTAATTTCCACATAGGTAATATCAGTGCTCACTCGTTTAGAAAGCCCATAATATGTAATACTGCTTATGTACAGAATAACAATTACTATAATTCTGTTTCTGTACAGAGTGTTTATAATCATCTTGGGAGTGTAAGTTTTGGTACTAATGGTGCCTACTTTAGGGGAGATAATAACAGGATTATTGGAAGTTCAGCAGATACATCAGAAACTATTGTTGAGTATTCTGACTTCCAAAATAAAGGAGAGACAGCAAGATTCTCTAAACAGTTTGAAGTGCCTACTTACAATGGTAAAATAATATTGAAATCCAAATATCTGTGTAGACCTTTATACACTTACACATCAGGAGAGAATGAAGGTTTTCCAATAATATACGATGCAAGTACCCACGATACTTCTCCTGTAATATCGGATAACCCTTATATAGATGATGAGCAAACAATTCCTAATCCCGACTACTATGTTGCAAGATTGTATGACAGGTCACTTGCTTTCAGTGTTACTAATACCAGATTATCTAGTCAGTGGGCATTTACAGTAACTTATACCTTTAAGGGCAAAGTGAAACATAAAAAGTTAGAGTATATTGTAAATAATGGTACTGCAGCCAGGGCAACTGTTGTAAGAGGATTTGACGGTATAGTGCATAGAATTTATCCTTTTGCAAGTAGTGCTACCTCAATAGAAGCTTATGATAATACTTCTTGGGCTGGACGTAGGTCAAACAATAACTTCTATATGGCTGATGTGGGAGAAATTCCAGAATTAGGATTATACTGTTACATTGAGGTTGCAGGAGGAGTTCAAGTAAGCCAAGCAGCATCAGCTAATACAGGATGCATCATACATTTCTATACTACTTTGGAAGGTACAAAGAATGATGTTGACAGTGATATTATCATAGAAGCTTCTTCTTGTGCTCCTTGTGGTACATTCCCCGCTAATGCACAGACATTAACCGATTTTACTCCAATGACTGAGTTTGTTGAGAATGGTTCTGCTGTAACTTCAGAATGGATGTCTAAATCTATAAATAAAGATTATGTAGGTTCAAGTGCTATTAGATACATGTCCTGTATGACTTCAAAGGATACAGGCATGAAAGTTCATGTAGGAGCTACTTACTATAAGTTCAATGGTACTGCTTGGATAGAAGAGACCTATTCATCTACAGGGCCTTCAATAATAGAGGTAACACAGGCCGAGTATGATATTCTTATCAATGGCGGTGAAGTAGGAGGCATGTACTATGACCCAACTGCTATCTATTTGATTTTGCCTGAGTCCTCTGAATCCAATAATCAAAGTGTAGTAACACCATGAAAGTAGATACCCGATATACTGATTTGTCCTATAATGGTAGGGAGCATATAGCTCTCTACCATAATGGACATTGTATTTGGAAAAAGGAAGACCCCACACCCCCTGTAAAGCCTGTTGTGGAGATTACATTGAATAAATACAGTGATGAGGTAACAGCACAAAGTATTACTGAATATCTTACTTATGCTTTACCTGAATATAGCACTAATTATGAAGATGCTTACCATGACAAGGTTGTACTTAATGCTGTAAGTGATGTACCTGGAGTTAGTATTCAATCTCTTGATGACAGCTATGTGTTGAGTCTCCCCTACCCTCCCGAAGATGATGAATATAATGTTACTGTAAAGTATACAGTAGCAACTACTGATGATTATACAGGATGTGAAGTTATCTTTTCTTTGGTTGTCAATCCTTATGAGAGAGTAGAGCCTACCCCTACAAAAGTAGATGTTTCTGCGTTGATTCCTTATTATTGGAATCAGGTAGCACCCTTTAATGGTAATACCAAATTGTCAGATGGCTCTATTCCTGAGGGTATGCGTGGAGGAGATTTATTTATGAACTGCCCACAGGATATAGCTACTACTTATTTTGTTGTAGGGTGTACAAACATTGCTCAGGCAATGCTGCTGAACTACTATGCTAATATTGGCATCAATGGGGTTACTTATCGTAAAGGAGGAAGAGCTTTAGCCAGTTATCGAGCTAATAGTGCTAATGACCTTTATACAAATCCTTTGCCTACTATTACAGCAGAAGAGTTTAATTTTGATGCTTTAAGAACTTGTTATACCAAATCAGACTTTAATACAGATGCTGCTAAAATAGCTATAGCAAAGTTATGTAAGTATCTTGCAATGTCTCAGAAATCAAGCATTTCAGCAACTGGTACTGGAGGTACTCTTGAAAAAGTATCTAAATTTACCATAGCCGCAAAAACTATGAATATTGATGGTAAGATTGTAAATGCTTGGGCTGGGCTCAACTTAAACATTACTCCTTTGGCAAAGCTTATAACTCCTGCTTCTGTAGGAGGTATAGAAGAATTCAAAGAAATTCTATATCAGGAAATAAGTACAGGGCATCCTGTTTTCTTATCTACTGACGGTTATAAGAATGGTAAGCCTTTCCCCCATACCTATCTATGTGATGGCTATAGAGTATCTGATGGTTATTTCCACTTGAATATAGGAGATGCTGCAGAGTTTAATGGATGGTATAATTTAGAGAATGCAGCTAAAACAACAAGCAGTGGTAATGTCTTTAACTTCTCAAGAGATGTTAAAGGTAACTTGAGTCTTACAGCTCTTATGAATATACACCCAGAAGAGTCTTAATTTTTTCGTGGTATATACTTTAAATAATGTTTTAAGTGCTTGACTGTGAAGTCGGGCACTTATTCTTTTTGTAGTGAATGATAAGGGATTTATTTATCTGGTTGTAAAAAAGGTTATTTATGCGCAATTTTGCATAAAAGAATAGTTATGAGCAAATATTTTTATCTTATAATAGGAGGTATAGTTCTTTCATTGAGCTGTGCTTTAGTAAGCCAAAGAATAAGCATACAAAAGTATAAATCTCTCTACAATAGAGAGAGACAGAATGTTGAGGCGTATAAAGCAAGCAACTCAGGTCTTGAGAATGAAATAAGGCAGTTTAAGATGACTGTAGATGAGCTTAGGGCAAGTAAGGATTCTACAGACAAGAAGATTCTTAAGATTGTTGATAGCTTGAAGATAAAAGATAAGAGGATAGAGTCTTTGCAGTATCAATATAAAACTATCTATAAGACTGATACTATACATACAGCAGATACTCTGTTGATTCCAGAAGCACATGTAGATACTATAGTAGGAGATAAGTGGTATAAACTTGATTTAAAACTTGACTATCCTAACAGGATAGTAGTGTCTCCAGAGTTTATCAGTGAGGAATATGTTGTAATCAATACTAAGAAGGAATACAATAAGAAGCCATCAAAGATATTCTTTGTAAGATGGTTTCAGAAGAAACATACAGTAACAGAGGTCAATGTTGTAGAGAAAAACCCCTACATTAATACTAAAGAAAGGAAATATATACAAATAGAATGAATACTTGGATGCTGTATGAACACAGGTCTCCAAGTCAAAATGTCTATGTAGGTATTGCTCCAAGTAGTATGACATTCAAGTGGGATGAAGAGGCCAGTTTCATACATGAAGAGAAATTCTGCAGAGCTATAGAGAGGTATGGATGGAATAATATAGAACATACGATAATCATTCATAATTTGGGAAAGAGGACAGCGGAGATTATGAGAGATGATTTGATAGCATTTTACACAAATAATAATATGTCATATAACTAAGCAAGACTACAATGAATGAAGAATTAATGACTTTGGGAGTAGATAACCAGGTAATAATAACGGGAGTGATTGGACTTATAACCACTATTGTGAGTGGCTGGGTTTCATGGTTTTTCACAAAAAAGAAATACAACGCTGAAGTTGACAACAGCATAATAGAGAACATGCAGAAATCTTTAGAGTTTTACAGGCAGCTCTCAGATGATAATAAGAAAAGACTTGATGAGGTGCTTAGAAAGAATGCAGCTTTAGAGGAGGAAATAGCACAGCTGAGGAAGGAAGTGTTTGGACTTATGGTCAACATCTGCTATGATACTACATGCAAACTCAGGAAACTGGAAGCAGAAAAGAAAGCCAAGAAAATCAAGAAGAGTGATGGAGCTGAGAGTGGAGAGAACATATAGAGGGCCTAAATATACAATAGGCCATCTGTATATAGACAACAAGTATTTCTGTGATACTCTTGAAGACCCAGACAGAGGATTGACATCTTCTATGGATTTGCTTACTATATTGGCAAAGAAAGTAAAAGGAGATACCTGTATACCTTACGGAAAGTATATTGTAGATATGGATACTATAAGTCCTAAATACAGCAACTATGTGAGGTTTCCTTATGCTAAGATAGCTAAAGGCAAGATGCCCAGAGTATCAGGAGTGAAGGGTTTTGCTGGCATACTCATTCATGCAGGAAACACCCAGAAAGATACTGAAGGATGTCTTCTTGTAGGATACAATAAGGTAAAAGGACAGGTTATAAACAGTCAGGCTACATGGATTAAGCTGTTTAATATCCTTATAACAGCACATAAAAAGAGAGAAAAAATAACAATAGAATATATAAAGCGATGAATCCCTGCATTAAAATATATTTGTTAGACTGCTCCTATGATGAAGGAGAGTGTTGGGCTATAGTCACAGCTCCCTCAGTAAAGCTGGCAGAAAGTGTATTCTACAATCAGACACGCTTTCATGGAGCAAAAGTAATCACAATACAGGAACTTAATCCTTTAAGTCCTGCGTATACAATGGCTTGTGAAGGTACAAACAGAGAAGTATTCAATAAGTATATCTCAATTCTTCAAGGAGAGTTTAAAGGCAGCCTTCAAGCACTCAAAGAATTTCTCAAAGGAAAACAAGGAGACAAAGGCGACAAAGGAGATAAGGGAGAGAAAGGTGATACAGGAGAGCGGGGGCCTATAGGGCCTCAGGGGCCAAAGGGAGAGGACGCAGATACTTCACAGTTTCCCACATGGGGTGCTGCTGATGCTAAATACCTTTCTCAGAGTAACTTTGAGAGTACAATGCAAGATATGCTTGGCTTAGATGCTGAAGGTATCAGTGAGTTAGTTCGGATATTATCAGATGAAGATACTACTACTGGTTTGATTACTGAGATAGCTAAAAAGGCTGATAAATCAGATATTGTACAAAGTGATTGGAATCAAAGTACAGTTACAGCTAAAGACTATATTAAGAATAAACCAAACATTAGACAAATAGCACAAAATATAGCAGTTACTACAAGTAATATTTGCCCTATATCTATAAGTGAGTATTCTAATGCACAAGATGCAATAGATGGATATCCTCCAGTAGCATATACAAAGGAATATTATAATGATAATGATATTACTGGAAGTATAGAGTTTAGCACTGTAGACAATAAGTTTTATCTTGCAGTCTTTGATAATAATAGTGATGCAGAATATTATTATACTCAATGGTATGCAGGAGATGATTTAGGTTTAAATTTACCTTATCCAGATTCCAAAGATTTTTTAAAGACATCGGGAATATATTTGGATGCTCTTGGAGAGTTGTGGTATATTTCAATTCCAGCAAATAAATGCTTTAAGATTGTGGATGATAATCAGTATGAGCAGGCTGACTGGAACCAAACCCACTCATGGTCTAAGAGCTATATTAAAAACAAGCCAACAATCCCAGCGGCACAGATTCAGAGTGATTGGAATCAGACAAGCACTACTGCTCTTGATTACATTAAGAACAAGCCAACAATACCAAGTATTGAAGATTCTACACGATTATTACCTATGCGTACTATATCGTGGGAAGATGATGCTGAATCTGAAGATGATTACCCCCCTGTGGCATATACTTATAGTTATCTCCATAGTCATCCAAATATAACGGTATACCCTTGTTTTGTTTTGGTGGAAGGTTTTTATTTAAGGGTTGAGGACTCTTCAACCGGGAACATAACTTATTATTCCAAATGGTATGCAGGAGAAAGTTATGGTTTCGGTTCTTACCCGAGTTCAGATTATTATGTATCTTACAAGTTTTATATTGATTTAGGTAATGATTATGACCAGCATAAAATAGTTTATATTAATGGAGACGAGGATGGAGCTTTTGCAATTATTTCTGACAAAGAAAATGTTTATGAAAGAAATCCATGTGTTCTACCTATTACAAGTGTTGTTTCTACAGTACCTTCAAGAATAGATTCTACTGATCATGTAAGGAGAAGCTATTCGGAAATAGTCCTTTGTACTGCAAATAATCAAATATATGCTAAAATTGCTAATACATACTATACGCAATGGTATGACCAAACACTAAATTCAGTTTATTATTACGATAGAAGATTTTATAGGTCTACTACTAACAACACTGATAATACCGTTAATCCTGCGCTATATCATCTTGTAGGTACAAATACTATATACAATTACAAAACTTCAAGTAATTACGATGTTATAGACCTCAGATGTCAAGCAGACTGGAATCAAAATACCAATACTGCCCAGGATTATATAAAGAACAAACCCAATCTTGCAACAGTAGCCACAAGTGGCAATTACAATGACTTGTCAAACAAGCCCACCATTCCTAGTGTATCAAGCAAGGAAGACAAGATGTCTATTGAGACTGCAAGCGGTGCAACACTTTCTGCGCAAGTCAACAAGTATTATAGGTTTGACTCAGCGGTTGGAACTTTGGCTATAACTTTACCTGTGCCTACTGATACCCTGCACATATCGAGTATCATATTCAGTCTGACAACAGACTCTACCACTGCTGTGACATTCCACTCTTCAGCTAATATCCGCTACCAGGCTGGCTATGCCATTGCTGCTTCTACTTCGTATGAGATAAATGCGCTGTATAATGGCAGTGCATGGGTTATAATGGCTAACGAAATAACACCAGCATCATGATTGCGACATTAAGAAGAAGGGTAATGAGTCAGGAGTTGGTAATCCCCGACTACCTCTGCTTCACGGCTCTTGAGGCTGGCACTTTCACGTTGACTATTGGGAGTAATGTAACAAGTAGTTACTTATCCTACATTGAATGGAGTAAGGATGGCAGAAATTGGAATAGAACTGATGTGACATCTTCTGAGCAAACAATAGAGGTTAGTGTTGTTCAAGATGACAAAGTATATTGGAGGGGAAGAGGTAATGCTATGTCAAAATCTTATGCGGCTGCTAACTCTTCAAGATTCTCTTCAGATTGTCAATTCAATGCGAGTGGCAACCTAATGAGTCTTTTGACCGAAAATTTTGAAACCGTGACATCGTGGCGTTATACTTCTGCTTTTTCATCAATCTTCAACGGTTGTACTACCCTTATATCAGCCAAGGACATGACAATTCCGTTGACAACACTCAGTGAGAACACCTTCCAGTCTACTTTTACTGGTGCAACAGCTATGACATCAGCATTAACGATGAATGTGTCTGATATTGGTGCGGATTGTTTCAACTCTGCATTTTCGAATTGCTCGTCCCTCGTTGATGTCAGTGGATTGAAGATGACATTGGGAACTTTGCCAAACAAGGCATTTTATTACGCTTTCGCCAACTGTTCAAGTCTTGTATTACCACCACCTATTACTTTTACTTCATTGGACACAACGAAAGAGCAACATTGTTGTAGAATGTTTGATTCATGCACTTCGCTCACGTCCTCTTTCC